TACTAATCCCCTATCGGGGAATCCCTTCCGCCCCCGCTAGGGCCCCCTGGAGGGGCCCGTAGCTGACTGTAAACTTCCTCGTCCAACTCGCACGGTAAGGCGCCCACTGTCCTTCGGACACATCTGCGCAAGAGAGTGCAGTATCTATAATAGTAGGTGACTCGTGGCAAAAGTAATTGCTGGTGCGAAGGAGATGACCGCCAAGCAGAAGAAGGAGACGATCCTTGCTTACATGCAGAGCGGCCTTACACAGGCCGCTGCTGCTAGGGATCTGAACATCCTTCCTCAGACGATCACCTACTGGCGACGGAGTGATGAGGACTTCCGTGCTGCCATGGAGCGAGCCAAGCTGATGAAGACCCCTGAGGGTCAGATGCAGGCTCGTGACTCTATGCCGGACTTTCCAGAATTCTGTGAAGACTATCTGGACACCAAGCTCTTCTGGCATCAGCTTCAGTGGTACGACATCCTCGAAGGCCGTGAGCCTCGGGATCTGCATCCTTCGCAGTACTACCACAAGGGTGACCCTGGGATGGTCATCGTCAACACTCCTCCCGAGCATTCGAAGTCGACAACGATCACGGTCAACTACACCACCTGGCGAATCTGCCAGGACCCGAACATCCGTGTGATCATCGTGTCTCAGACTCAGGAGATGGCTAAGCGGTTCCTCAGGGCGATCAAGGATCGCCTGGCTGGTGCCAACCCTGCGTACAAGAAGCTTCAGCTTCAGTTCGCCCCTGATGGGGGCTTCGACGCGAACAGCTCCTCCTGGACCGCTGACGCTATCTACGTGAACGCTGAAGCCCGTGACTCTGGTGAGGCTACGCCCACGGTCCAGGCTCTGGGTATGAACGGCCAGATCTACGGTAACCGTGCCGACCTGATCATCCTTGACGACACCGTGACGGGAAAGAACGCCCATGAGTTCGAGAAGCAGATCGACTGGATCCAGCGAGAGGTCATCAACCGTCTCTCATATCCTGGAGGGACTCTCCTTCTCGTCGGCACTCGTCTGGCGCCAGTTGAACTTTATTCTGAGATCCAGAAGCCTGAGTGGTATGGCCAAGACGAAGAGAGTCCTTGGACTTATCTCACTCAGCCCGCTGTACTTGAGTTCGCGGATGATGTTGACGACTGGAAGGTTCTCGCCCCGCTCACGAACCGGCCGCCTGTATCGCTGGGCGCACGAAGGCTTGTGGAGGCAAACGAGGATGGACTCTATCCATGGCACTCAGGACGCGCCCTAGCGCGTCGCAGAGCTACCTCAAGCCCTCAGAACTGGGCGATGGTCTACCAGCAGGAACAGGTGTCGAGTGACCAGATCTTCAAGACCGAGAACGTCATCGCCTCGATCGACGGCATGCGAGCCGCAGGGCATATGCAGCATGGAGCCCCAGGACATCGATCGCATGGTATGGACGGCCTTCACATCGTCGGCGGATTCGATCCTGCAATCACTGGACATTCGGCAGCCATCATCATCGGCATCGATCGTGCGACCGGTGTTCGTTGGGTACTTGATGTATGGACCCGAGCTAACTGCAAGCCTGACGACCTCTTCGACAAGATCAAAGAGTGGACCGTCAAGTACCACGTAAACGAGTGGTGCATCGAGAAGAACGCGATGAACCTGATGGTCACACAGAACCGAGACCTCCGGAACTTCCTCGGCACCAGAGGGTGCCTCTTGAGGGAGCACTTCACCGGCAACAACAAGAACGACATCGACTTCGGTGTTGCTTCCATGTCGATGCTGTTTGATGGTGCGACTGAGGGTAAGGGCCTGATCCGGCTTCCGAGCCGGAGCCAGGCGGAGGGAGTGAAGATGCTCGTGGAGCAGCTCACCACCTGGTTCCCTCAGACCAAGGGCAAGCAGGACACGGTGATGGCTCTGTGGTTCGCAGAGACCCGAGCACGCGAGCTTGTGAACCAGATCGAGTCCGTGTTCCACCTCTCGAATGAATTCCAGTCCGCCCGTGATAAGGAACGTCGTGTGACGGTTGACCTCGACTATCTCAGCACGGCCGCTTCTGCGGCCGGGAACTCCTGGTGGCAGAACTGATGAGTGCAGGCATGAGCCGGTTCGAACCGGAAGACATGACCGATGACGAACGTGCTATGTATCAGGAGTTCTGGGAAGATGTGCGCAGTGAGCAGCGCCTCAAGACGCTGGCTGTCCAGAAGGCCGACGAACTCATGACCAACAAACTCGGGTGGAACCCGCTAAGACAGGAGATCACCTGATGGATTACATATCTCGCTCTCAACTTGGCTGGCCAGCTTCGGCTGCCCCAGATCAGACTGATCCCGTGCTGGGATTCAAGATTCACTACGAGGGCACTCCGGTGCCCGAGGGTGCACACTCTAGTTGCGCTACCCGGTGGAACATGATCCGGAATTCGCACCTGGCAAACACGGCAGAAGGGTATTCGGATGTCGCGTACAACTGGGCTGTCTGCAACCACGGCACGATCTTCGAAGGTCGGGGCTGGGGTAAGCGGACCGGAGCCAATGGAAGCCAGACCCTTAATCGACCGCACAACGCCATTCTCTGGATGGGCGGCACCACTGGGGTCGTAACCCCTAGCGCTGCTGCTGTTGCGTCGATTAAGGAGCTGATCCGATATCTCCGCTCCAAGGGTGCGGGCAACGACATCAAGGGACACCGTGATGGTTACGCAACGGACTGTCCTGGCGATGCGATGTATTCCCTTGTGCACTCCGGCAAGCTTGAGCCGGGCGTACCGACTACCCCTAAGGATGACATGCAGCCTGTAGACGTTTGGGCCTACAAGGGCAAGAACGAGACCCGGGACGCTTACTGGTACCAGCGTGACACCAACGCTCTGGTTGGTAAGCTTCGAGCCGAGGTCGCCACACTGACCAAGCTGGTTCAGCAGCTTATCGCTAAGTAACGAGGGGGTGCTCATGGCGAGGTCCATCGAAGAAATCACACAACGCGTTGAGTCTCTTCGCCGTGCAAGCGCTGACCGCGACCAGCGTTGGAACAATGTTCACGACGTCCGCTCTGGCGATATCGACACAGTTATCCCGGGCAGTATGCCTGATGCATGGCCCCGTCCTATCGTTGCCAACCTGATCGACACGTCCGCTCGTGACACGGCAGAGGTGATGGGCACGATGCCCAGCATCAACTGCTCTACCGGAACGATGACGTCTGATCGCTCCAAGAAGTTTTCGTCCAAGAAGACCAAGGTCGCCAACTACTACGTTCAGGCTTCAGGCCTGAACGCTGGACGACAGATCGTAGCGGCTGACCACTACGGAACCTACGGCATGGTGCTGTATGTGATCGAGCCGAACTTCGAGGACAAGCGCCCGCACATCCGGGTCGAGAATCCGATGGGCGTGTATCCCGAGTTCGACATGTTCGGTCGGCTCAAGTCGTACACCAAGGTCTACAAGGAACCGGCGATCAGGCTGGTCCAGAAGTTCTCTCACATCCCCAATCTCCTCCGCCTCCTCCAGGGGAACAACACAGGACGCGGTCCTGAGGCTGGCTGGGCTGAGCGGGATATCGAGCTGGTGAAGTATGTGGACGATGAGCGCATGCTCATCTACATGCCGAACCACGGAAACATGACCCTGATGGCGGAGGAGAACTTCCTCAAGAAGGTCTACGTCTCCGTTGGTAAGCGTCCAGGCTACGACAACGAGATCCGTGGCGCTTACGACGATGCGATCTGGGTGTACCTGGCGAAGGCCCGCATGGCCCTTCTGGGCCTTGAGGCCACGGAGAAGACTGTTCGCGCTCCGCTTGCGGTCCCTCGGGATCTTCAGCAGATGACGTTCGGAGACGACGCGGTTCTCCGTACCGACAACCCGGATAAGATTCGGCGTGTGGGTATCGATGTTCCGCAGGCTTCGTATCAGGAACAAGCGATGCTTGATCAGGAGCTTCGCTCTGGTACTCGAACTCCCGAGGCCCGCTCCGGAAACATCGACGCTTCGATCATCACCGGCAAGGGCGTTCAGGCCCTGATGGGTGGATTCAACACGGTCGTGACCACAGGTCAGACCGTAATGGGTGAAGCCCTCCGAGTTGCGATCGAGCTGTGCTTCGAAATGGACGAGGCCCTCTGGCCCGACGAAAAGAAGACGATCCGTGGAACTGCTCAGGGAACACCGTTCGAAGAGACCTATGTTCCAGGTAAGGACATCAAGGGCGATCATACCGTCGACGTCACGTACGGTTTCGCTGCTGGCCAGGACCCCGCGAGGGCGATTGTCGGTCTCCTTCAGTTGCGTGGTGACCAGCTCATCTCCCGTGACTTCTTCCAGCGTCAGCTTCCGATGGGGATTGACGTGGTCCAGATGCAGGCACAGATCGACATCGAGCAGTTCGTGGATGCTGCAAAGCAGGGCATCATGGCCTATGCCTCTGCCATCCCTCAAATGGCACTACAGGGCCAGGATCCGAACGAGGCCCTCGCCCGGATTGCCAAGCTGATCAATCTTCGAGAGAAGGGCACTCCAGTACAGGATGCCCTGGTAGAAATCTTCAAGCCCGTAGAAAAGCCACAGGCGGCCCCTGGAGGGCCGCTGGAACAGATGATGGGTCCTGGTGCCAGCACACCTGGCGCAGGCGCTCAGGGCGGCCCTCAGGGCCTTCCTGGAGGCACTCAGGCTCCGCAGGGTATGGACCTGATGTCAATGCTTTCCGGACTGACCGGGAAGGGCGAGGCGACAATGTCAACTCGCACGCAGAGGCAGAGTCCGATCTAATGACTGTTCGCCTCCCCCACGGATACAAGATCCAGGCCTTCGAGAAGGGTGGCGAACCCTGGATCAGGACCGTCCCCCTAGAAGAGGGGGACGAGTGCTTTCATTGCAAGCAGGTTGCTTTCGATGAAGCGCTCCTGACAGGTAACTACACCATCAGAACCAAGGAGATTGACAATGGGTTTCATCCCTAATCACGGCCCCGACAACGCGTGGCGAACCGAGAAGGGTTCAATGCTCGCTCCGCACATTGAGGCTCCGCTTGAGGGTCACAACTCTGGCGATGCCCGATTCAACGGCGAGATCACCGGCCCTCAGGGCTGGGAGGCTTCGCTCAAGCCGAACGAGCCGCTCACCCGTGGTGGCGGGACGATGGCCAAGTAACCAGAAGGGCGGGGAGTCCAGTGATCAAAGAGAGCAGCGAGCACAAGGTGCTGGGCTTCCTGGCCCTGGTAACTGACGTGGCCACAGACATGACCCTCGGCGTAGCTGAGATTATGGGCGCCACAGCCAAGGCCATCAAGGATCTCCAGGATCAGAAGATCGAAGAGGATAAGTTCTTTAAGATAGTGGAGGACTGATGGGTACTCCAGTAGCGGGCCCTGGCCAGTTCAGCAAGCGCACTGACAAGGCGGTAGGGGAAGCCAATCGCTCTCTACCTAACGCTGACTACGGTGAACAGGCTCAGTACCAGGAGCAGCTTCAGGCTGCTCCGATGGCACAAGACGTTACGGGCATGAACTTCAATGACCTGTTCGGCAATCCTGCTGAACGGGTAACCGGCCTTGGCGAGGACACCGCGTTTCCGGATCTTCCCGTTACCGATGGTGCCGACGCTGGTGCGGGTGCGGGGTCCGAGGTTCTCTCCTCTTCCGCCCAGACTTCACAGATCCAGGAACTCGCGTCCTACGTTATCGCGCTTGAAGTGATGGCCAACACGGGAAAGTCTGACACCGCCCGCAACCTTGCGAGGCAGGTCAAGTATTCGATCTAAGCAGGAGGTAACCCATGGCGAAGTGGTGGGAGAACAACGTAGCCGACGCTAGTCAGGTCATGTTCAACGACCCCAACGCGGCTCTCGAAGTCTCTACTCTCCCTAACGCCTACCTCCAGAGCAATGAACTCGCCGACCCCGAGAAGGTCAAGATGGGCGAGGATATGGCTCGTGCCGCCAAGGGTGGCTTCATGGACCGGATGAAGTACGCGATGGGCATGGTCAACGACACCTTCGACAAGAAGGCATCCGAGATCCCCGGGTACGGCGTGGCGAAGAATGTCACAGGCGTGCTCGCGTGGCCGGTCGACAAGCTTGCATCCGGTCTTTACTGGATGTACTCCAACGTCGTCTCTCAGCCGCTCTCTACGCTCTTCCTTCAGGAAGGCAAGCTTGCCGTGTCTGGAGATGTCAGCAAGGTTTTCGACTGGGATGAATGGACTGACGCCTACTCCAAGGCTGAACACATTTCCCCCGGACAGGCTGTCGCCAACGCTGGCGCTTCGGTAGGCACCAAGATTCGAGAGGGTCAGGGCGGTATCTTCCAGCCCATGGACCAGGACGCTCAGCGTCAGGCTGAGCGGTATCTTTACGACACGGAGTACTGGCGGAACAAGGCTGGCTGGGGATACACGCTCGGCACCGGAGCTTCGGACTTCGCTATCTCTGTCGGCATCGCTCCTGAGGCTGGACTCGTCAAGGGTGCCGCCGCTGGTGTACGGGCAGCAAAGAACATCGAGATCGCTGGACAGGCAGGCCGCACCGTAAGTGCGGCCAAGAAGACTCCGGCGGAAGCGACTCGCACCAAGTCCATGAACGAGCTCTTCGATTGGATGGAGGGCAAGACTGGACAGGAAGTCGCACAGTCTCCTGTGTTTGGCAAGGGTCGCAGGAAGAATCAGTTCGCCGATGCTTACGGCGAGATCTACTCCACCACGCCTCGCGATCTCAAGCCCCTGATCACTCGCTTCCAGACAGGCGACCCTGTCGCTATTCGAGAGCTGTCTTCGCGCAACGCTGACCTCACGGTTCAGCTTGGGCGACTGAACGACAACCGGGCATTTGTTGACTCGATCAAGTTCGACGAGGATCTTCTCGGTCACTTCATGACCGAAGAGAATGCGCTGCGCATCAGCCCGCACCTTACCGGTCGGGCTGGCATCGGAGCCGTCCCGTCCAACCCTTACCTGAACAGTCAGCTCGTGGAGCCTCCGTATCCTCGCCCCACGGTTCCTGGCCCGCAGCAGTCCGGCTGGGACGCCACGTATGGACACCTTGCCAGGCAGGCCGAGGCTTATCGAGCTGCTGCTGGCGAGGCGCTCAAGGCCTCGGGTGGCCGACTTACTACGCTGTTCGGCGGGACGCTTGTGCGTCCCGAGGATGTGCTGGCTGCGAATAAGTGGAAGCAGGGTCGACTTGAGTCAATCAACTCTCAGCTCGATTCCCTTAAGGGCGAACAGGGTGGCTATCAGCAACTCTTTGGCGGTCAGCTCGGAAGGCCGATCGACGAGATCGCCCCTGGCGAGATCAACATGTTCGGTTCCCAGAAGACGCTGTACCGAGTGGGGCCTCTGGCTACGTCCACCTCGAAGCAGGCCGATAAGGCTGTAGCTCGCCGCGCTTCCGGGCGCGGCTCTGTCGCTCATGGTGTCACCAGTCGAGTGATCCGCAACGGCTTCTATCGGACCCCGATCCGAGTGTTCCAGTCGTTCGGCGAGAAGATGCCCACCGGGTTCATCGACCATAACGCTGACGATGCGGCTAGCCGGGTGATGGACTGGCTCAAGCAGGTGAAGGGGCTCGACCCGGCTCAGCGTGTAGCCATGGCCTCCGAGTACGCCCGACAGGGCGACAAGGTCGGTCGAGGCAAGGCGCTTGAGGGCCTTCAAGGCGCGATCATTCATCACTACGCAAAGTCCAAGGGTCTTGACCCTGTTGTGGCTGACGAGATGAATGCGATGGTGGCCAACGGCCTGAAGACCGAGATGATGAAGCTCACCGGCGCCCACCCGACCACCCAGCGATTCACGTCTGCTCCGGGTGTTGGGCTTGTGGACAACGGCGAGGGCGTGATCATGGCTCCTCACGCGACGACTCAGCTCTCTATGGGTGACGCCCTGATGGATGTTCGGGAGCTTGAGCGGTTCGTTAATCGACACTCCGGCTACTTCCAGAACCTCAAGCAAGGGAAGCCTGGCCAGGCTCGTCAGATGGTCGGCGGTGTCGCTGACTCGATGTCGAAGATCTGGAAGGCGTCCACTCTTCTCCGCCCCGGCTATACGCTCCGGTCCGTCTCGGAAGAGGCGGCCCTTAGTGCAGTCAAGTTCGGAATGGTTTCTCGTCTGGGAAACCTCGGCGAGGGCGGGTGGGACTTCCTGCGGAATCGCAAGACTCAGATCTCTGCCTGGGTTGGAACCGATTCCCACGTTCCGACTACCGGCAAGGGTGCTGCTTCCAACCTGGCCCGCGTCCGGATTGACGATCCTGCGATCAGGGACATAGCCCAGAAGTACGGGCTTAAGGAAACCAAGATCAAGGTCAACCAGGCTTGGCCTCTGGTTCAGTCCAGGATCACGCATGAGCGTGATCTGATCACCAAGCTGGACAAGGAGATCGAGTCCCTGAACAAGAAGGGCTTCGATACTACCAAGCAGCTTGCGGCAAAGCAGGAAGCTCAGGACATCATCGACGAGCATGTCGACTACGCCACCGAGATCCTTCGTAACGCCAAGGACTCCACCGGTCGCCGTCTCGGAGAGAAGAGCTTCTCGTACCGAGGGATGGAAGTTCCCGAGGCGTTCAGCAAGGAGTGGAATAATCCGATCGCTCGCGATCAGGTTTCCTCTGATCGGCTGGTTGACTTCCTGTTCGCGCGTGGAGAGTCGATTGACACGAGCCGTCTCATCAAGACGGGCTCGTGGGCTGACGTTACCCCCGAGATGCCGCACCACATGGAATCTTGGCTGCATGCCCTGAACAATCAGATGCGACAGGACAACCTGTACAAGCTGGTCGCTCAGGACAATACGCTCAGGTCGGCAAGGGCGTGGCTGAAGACTCCAGAAGGTAAGCATCACCTGTCGATGCTGGGACCCTGGGCCCGAGATGTCGATGGGCTGCTGAACACGCTGAAGGTCACGCTGGACAACTACCTTCCACCCGGCACTGGACTCCAGGGCAAGCTTGCCAAGAACGAGGAGATCACCGAAGTAGACCTTCGCGGCGCTATGGCGCGCGAAGACTTCCCTACTGTTCACGGTGAAGAGGTTAAGGCCACGAGCGCTCTCAGCGCTCGGGACACGGCGTGGAACATGGTCGACAACATGATTGCTGACGGCTACAGGTTCCTTGGCTCGATCCCTTCGGACCTACTGGTTCGGCATCCCGTGTTCAACGAGGCATACAAGATGCGCATGAAGTCTGCTATTGATCAGCACGTCGAATATCGACGATCTGTCGGCGGAGACGAGAGCATCACGGCGGACGAAATGAACAAGATGTACGAGTCCGCCGCGAAGATGGCCAAGAATGACATTCGAACGGTCGTCTATGACCCTCAGCGAACTACGGCCACTGAAGCCCTTCGCTTCGTGTTCCCGTTCCTGTCGGCCCACTCTGACTCGCTTCAGCGCTGGGCGGGAATGATTGGAGAAAGGCCCGAGTTCGTCGGCAAGGTCGCGAAGATCTACAACGCTCCGGTTGCGGCTAATCTCGTTACCGACAATCAGGGCAACTATGTTGGCCAAGACGGCTACGCCGCAGTGGATCTGTCGTATATCGATCCGGCCACGGGTAAGCGGATCGAGAAGTCCGAGCGCAAGTTCGTTCCGATCGAAGATAGGGTCATCAACCTCCGCCTTCCGTGGGACACAAAGAATCAGAATCGGTGGGCCCAAAAGAACATTCCGTTCTACGGAACTCCGATCAAGGTTCAGGCCATCAACACGATTCTCCCGGGTGACCCTTGGTTCAACCCTGGAACTGGTCCGATGGTCCAGGTTCCAGCATCGGTGATCGCTAAGAAGTCTCCGGCTGTCGGCGACTTTCTTCAGTGGTCGAAGGTTCTTCCTTACGGTCCGTCTGGAAGCTCGATCGACCTGTTCACTCCGAAGTACATGCGTGACGCCTATGCTGCATTCACCACCGACGACCCCAACAACGAGAAGTATCAGCAGGCCTACTTGGATGTCTACAACCGTAAGGTCGCTGAGTGGCATCAGGGTGGCGAGCCGGTCGACCTCAAGGATGTCGAGAATGAGGCAAAGAGCTTCATGTTCCTCCAGGCCCTTACGGCCTGGGGGTCTCCTGCGCAGACTAAGGCTTCGCCCCTCACGGGCTCGCCTTACCAGTTCTACGTAGACCAGTACAAGAAGCTCCAGGAAGCCGATCCGAAGAACGCTAACGCGATCTTCCAGGCTACCTACGGCGAGGACTTCGCTCACTTCTCGACTTCGCTGTCCAAGTCCATCGGCGTTGCTCCGACGATTGCGGCTATGGCCACGGCGGAAGAGTATAAGGATCTGATTGACCAGGATCCCGAGATGGCTTCTTGGATTGTCGGAGACACGTACAACGGTGGCGGCTTTTCTGCTGCGGTTTACCGCAAGCAGATGGAGACCGAGATGGGCGGTAAGCCCATGCGGGAGAAGCAGACTGCTCTTGACGCTATTCGTGAGCAGCAGGTGCAGCAGGGTTGGGCCGAGTTCCTCAAGTACAAGGGTCAGCTCGATACCTGGATGCTTCAGTCTGGCTTCCGCTCCTATCAGGATGCAGGGGCTGAAGGGTTCCTGGACCTTCGGAATAGGATGCTTGACAAGATCTCTACGGACTATCCCGAGTGGGCTAAGAAGCGTGGAGAGATGGACACGCAGAAGATTCCTAACCGGATCAAGTTCTTCGAGAAGGCGATCCAGGATCAGCGTCTCCAGTCCGACCCTATGCGATTCGACCTTGCTGGGCTTGCCCAGTACATAGAGGGCCGAAAGTACTTCAAGGCTCAACTCGAAGCTCGTGGAGCTTCTAGGCTCAGCTTCGACGCCGAAGGTCGCCCCGAGGGGGAGAACCAAGATATCGCCTACCAGTGGCGTCAGTTCCAGACGAGCGTTGTCGCTGGCAACACTCAGTTCAACGACGTGTTCAATCGTTACCTTGAGAACGACAACCTCAATTAAGGAGGGCCCATGGCAGACGACTTCTGGGAGGGGCTGGGTCTTAACCCAGCCCTGATTGGACAGAACCCTTCGGGCTTCTCCGTAAACGGTCGCATGACATACGGAGTCAATCCTCGTGCGACCGACAAGATATGGCTAGGCGACTACGGGGCGGGCGTTAAGCCCGCCCCTGGCCCCTACGCTCCCGGCTACAAGCCGAAGGAAATCCCGTTCACACAGAAGCCCGAGATGACCACGTTCCAGGATGCCGCAAGGCTTCCCGCTCAGTGGGACGACAAGAAGCTCAAGGACTTCGTGAACAAGACGATTCTCTACAAGGTCCCGGGAGCCAGCCCTGATATGGGCATGCCTGAGATCCTGAGCATCTGGGACGATATGCTGAAGACCGCCTGGGCTGTCAGTACTCCGGACAAGCCGGTTACTCCATGGCAGATCCTTGACTCGTACGCCAAGTCCGAGGGCAAGTTCGGCACGACCGTTCAGGATGGCTGGGTTATCGACCTGTCCACCGGGAAGCGGATCGGCTACAAGGGCGAGCTGACCAAGAAGACCAAGCGCACCGAGATCAATCTGACCTCCGCCGAGGAGGTTCATGCGATCATGAATCAGGCTCTTGCTGACGCGCTTGGTCGCGCTCCAACCGACAAGGAACTTGCCACATTCAGGGCTTCTGTTGCGACGATGGAAGCTCAGCGTCCGCAGGTGTCCGAGGTTACCACTCAGCTCAAGCCTAACCTTGAGACTGGCCAGCTCGAAGAGGTTTCTTCCTCCGCCGTGAACAGCGGTGGAGTGTCTCAGGCTGACATTCAGCAGGCTGCCATGCAGGCAGCCCAGAAGACTCCCGAGTATGGCAAGTACCAGGGCGGTACCACTTACTTCGATGCGCTGATGCAGATGGTTGCAGGTGGCTAGTGATCAACGGATCGGACATTGTTGAGTACCTGAAGCAGTACATCGGTACTCCATATGTGTGGGGTGGGGATGGCCCCACCAAGGAGAACCCGAATGCTGGATTCGACTGCTCTGGCCTGATGGTGTGGGGCTTCAAGCATTTCGGTATCGATCTGCCTCGCGTTACATACGATCAGATCGGGCAAGGAACTCCGATCGGGATGAAGGGTCTCCGTCCAGGAGACCTTGTCTTCTTCGATACCGCAGCCAAGGCCGGTCCCGACCATGTGGGTATCTACATGGGCGGAGGAAAGATGCTGCACACCCCCAAGCCTGGCAAGTCCGTGGAGATCGCAGACCTCACGCAAGGCTACTACGCCGACCGGTTCATGGGTGGTCGCAGGATTGCTGGCGTTGAGTCTGTCGGCTCCAGTCCTTCCGACATCGAAGAGTCTCCGAAGATGACAGCCGAGGAGCTCGCATCCAACTATGGCTGGTCTTACGGCTTCCTGAATTCGCTCCCCGAGCTCAAGGGTCTGTTCGATCAGGCAGTCGATGGAACATGGACGGCTGAGAAGTTTCAGGCTGAGCTCAGGGATTCGAAGTGGTGGAAGGAGACTTCCGAGACTCGGCGACAGGCTCAGGTCATGAAGAACACCGACCCTGCCACATGGTCCGCTTCGGTTCAGGCTCAGATCCTCTCCATCCGCCAGCTTGCTGCTGAGATCGGAGCGGCGATTCCCGAGTCTAAGATCAAGAAGATCGCCGAACAGGCCATCGAGCTTGGGCTCGATGAGAGCGGGCTAAGGAACACGCTTGGCCAGTACGTGACGTTCACCGATAAGGGCACGCTCACCGGTCAGGCTGGTATGCACGAGTACACCATGAAGCAGTACGCGTACAACCAGGGCATCCGACTCGACAAGCAGACGATCAAGAACCAGGCTCAGCTTGTAGTGCGAGGCCTGGCTACCAGCCAGGACTTCGAGAGCCAGATCAGAGAACAGGCGAAGAGCATGTTCCCTGGCTATGCAGACAGGCTCGACGCTGGAATGTCTATGCGTGAAGTCGCCTCTCCGTACATTCAGGAGATGGCGTCCACTCTCGGACTTCCGGACAATTCGATCGACCTGATGGACCCGCTCATCAAGTCCGCTCTGAACGGGCTCAACCAAGAGGGAAAGCCTACAGGGCTTTCCCTGACTGACTTCCAGTCTCAACTTCGCAGCGACAGTCGCTGGAAGGGCACTAAGGGTGCACAGGATCAGGTGATGACCGCAGGCCTTTCGGTCCTGCGTGACATGGGATTGAGGTGATCGAATGGCTATCACGTTCGATCAGTTCATGGCGGCTATCGCTGGACAGGAAAGTGGCGGCAGGCGTGACGAGTACACCGTAGTCAACGATTACGGCGCTGTCGGCAAGTATCAGGTTCTCAAGTCGAACATCCCCGGTTGGGCGAAGGCTGCACTCGGGCACACAATCACCTGGGAACAGTTCAGGGATTCCCCTGAGCTTCAGGAGAAGATTGTTCGTCACCGCCTGAAGAAGTACTTCGATCAGTACGGCGCTCGCGGCGCCGCATCTGCCTGGTACTCAGGCAACCCCAGCCTGCATATGAGCACTAAGCCTCAGCCGGGTGGACCGTCCATCAAGGATTACGTCGACTCGGTACTTGCCAGGGCTGCTAAGGCGAACCCTTCAGGTCCTGGCGGAGAAGAGACAGCGGCTACCCTGTTCGACGATGTCGGCACGACCGAGTCGCTTTCAAGCTCCGAGCTTGCCGAGCGGTACGGGTTTGTCGAGTCGCTCCTGAATTCCGACAAGGAACTCAAGAGCCTGTTCGACAAGGCCGTCAAGGGTAGCTGGACTCCAGACAAGTTCCAGGCCGAGCTGCGCGATACGAAGTGGTGGAAGCGTCTCAATAAGACGCAGCGAGAGTTCCTTGTAACCCAGTACGGCGATCCGGCTACGGCTCGCCAGAAGCTTGACCAGAACTTCGTCAAGCTGAAGCAGCTCGGTGCTCAGATGGGTGTGAAGCTGTCCGACAAAGGGTGGAAGGACCTCGCTTACCAGTACTCCTATAACGGGTGGACTGATCAGCAGCTTCGATACCAGCTCGGTCGTCGTCTCAATATGCCTGGCACTCAGCGTTTTGGTGAGGCTGGCGAGATTCAGGACAAGCTCTCGGAATACGCGTACAACATGGGCATCAAGGTTTCTGACGGCTGGATGGACGGCGCCTCGAAGGACATCATCTCCGGAATGGCAACCCAGCAGGACTTCGAGTCCAAGCTGAGGGAGCAAGCGAAGGCTACATACTCCTTCTGGTCCAAGCAGATCGATGCCGGTCAGAGCGTATCCGATCTAGCCTCGCCCTACATGCAGACGATGGCTCAGCTTCTTGAGCTGCCTCCAGGCAGCGTCAACCTTTTCGATCCGTCGATCAAGAAGGCTCTCCAGAATCGCGACAGCTCCGGCAAGAGTGCGGTCAAGCCCTTGTGGCAGTTCGAGAATGAAGTCAGAAACGACCCTCGCTGGAAGAGGACCAACAACGCACAGAACTCCATGATGCAGATAGCGCATCAGGTCCTGTCAGATTTCGGGGTGAAGTACTAGTGGCGACAAGAGCGGCAAAGAAGCTGCCTATCCGGGCAGCCACACCGGCAGTCAGGGCTGCCTATACTCCAGAGACGGCATGGCAGGCCAGCCTCTCGGGCGAGAAGCGGGATGCGTATGCTGCCATCTCCGCCCTGTTCAAGTCCTACGGGCTTGAGAGTCTGAGTGGCAAGATCTTTGATTACGTGAAGAAGGGGTATTCTGCGGACACGATCACCGTGCTTCTTCAGGACACCAAGGAGTACAAGGAACGTTTTGCGGGTAACGAGATTCGGCGGAAGCAAGGCCTGCCAGTACTTACACCCGGTGAATATCTCGCGACAGAGGCGAGCTACAAGCAGATCATGCAGGCGGCCGGAATGCCGCCTGGCTTCTACGACCAGTCGTCCGACTTCAACAACTGGATCGGCAAGAACATCTCTCCGTCCGAGATCCAGTCTCGTGTTGACATGGCGACTCAGGCGACTGTGCTCGCGAATCCTGACTACCGTCGGGCTCTGAATCAGATGGGCATATCCAACTCTGATCTCACCGCCTACTTCCTTGACACGACTAGGGCGATGCCTTATCTCCAGAAGGCAGCCGCTACTGCGGCTGTGGGCGCTGAGGCTCTTCGCAACAACCTGAGGTTCGACACGTCGTACGCAGAGAAGCTTGCGCTTGAGGGTGTTACTCAGGAACAGGCGAGGCAGGGCTACTCTCAGATAGCTCTAGAGCAGCAGGATCTTGGAACGCTCGGTGAGATCTACGGCAAGGACTACGGTCAGCGTGTAGCCGAGGAGGCCATTCTGAGGGGTCAGAGCGACGCTCTGAGGCGTCGCCAGGATCTCGTCAACCAGGAGAGGGCTAACTTCTCCGGAGCCGCTGGTGCGGCTCGTGGTGGCCTTGCTCAGCGAGGCGGACAGAGGTAAGGAATTGGGTTGGCTGGGGAGTGAAAATGTTTGCTACCCCCTGACTAGATCAGGTCCCCAGCACAGTGGCTTATAGCTCAGATGGCAGAGCGGCGGATTGTTAATCCGTTAGTCGCAGGTTCGAGTCCTGCTAAGCCAGCCGTTACCCGACCAACCGGCATCGGAGTGACGTAGTCAAGACCGGTCTAAGGACGAGCGAAACCATCCTCCCCGGGATGGTGGGGCGTCACAACTCTATGGGAGATCAAATGAATGACAACTGGGGTTACGAAGACAACGCAGGCCAGGGCGAAAACCTTGATGGCCCTAAGGCTCTGCGTGATGCGTACTCGGCTCTGAAGAAGCAGAACGAGGATCTCAACATGAAGCTGACGAGCTTCCTTGAGGACCAGCAGAAGCAGAAGCTCGCATCGGTTTTCGAGTCTCTTGGCGTCCCGCAGGCCGCTCAGGTCTACCAGGGTGACGCCGACCCGGAGAAGGCGAAGGCATGGATTGAGTCCATGAAGTCCGTCTTCGGTTCTGGCAGCGCACAGGGGATCGACCCCACGCCTGCCGCACCTGCATTCTCGCAGGATCAGCAGGCAGCTCTTCAGCAGATCTCGCAGGCTGGCCACGATGGAGTCCCGATGGGGAACTTCGAGGCTGCCGCATCTGCTGTCGGGCAGGCCAATTCTATTGAAGAGCTGATCGCCGGTTTCCAGAAGGGAGTCGGAGGGATTGGCTAATATCCTAAGGAGTTGTAATGGCTAACGCCTTTACCGGCACTACCGCCATGGCGAACCTTGTCCAGACCACGTATGACCGTGCTCTTGAGTTCGCCCT